CTCCGATCCGCACCGCCGCACCACCTTGCGGCCGCTCATAACCTGATACTCAATCCATTCTTGGCTCATGCCGGCCGCCGCCGATCGCGCAAAGGTGCGCACATCGCCCCGCACATGCGCAATATTGCGCCAGTAAATCAGCTATTTAAGCCCCTCGCGTTATTGTTGCGCGGTGGTTGCGGTGGTATAGTCGCCCCATGAAACTCATGGCCCCGCCTTTCGCCCGCGCGCCGCGCCTTGCGCACAAGGACGCGGAGCATATGCAACACGTCACCTACAAGGCGTTGCCGCTCTCGCTCAAGGCGGCACCGGGCGAGGATGGGATTTTCGAGGGCTATGCCTCGGTGTTCGACGTGGTGGACCTGGGCCTTGACGTGGTGGCGCGTGGCGCTTTCGTCAAATCGCTCGGCAAGCGCCGGCCGAAAATGCTTTGGCAACACGACATGAGCCAGCCGATCGGCGTGTGGGAGGACGTGCACGAGGATGAGCGCGGCCTGTTCGTCAAGGGCCGGCTCCTCCCCGAGGTCGAGAAGGGCAAGGAAGCCCTCGCGCTTCTCAAGGCCGGCGCCATCGATTCGATGTCGATCGGTTATCGCACCGTGGAGGCACAGGCCGAGGATAACGGCCGGGTGCGGAAGCTCATGGAGGTTGACCTCTACGAGATTTCGCTCGTGACCTTCCCGATGCTTCCCGATGCCAAGGTGACGGACGTTAAGGCCATCACCACCGAAAGGGATTTCGAGCGGTTCTTGCGAGATGCAGGATACAGCAAGAGCGAGGCCACGGCGATCACGCTCCATGGCTTCAAGGGCCTCACGAAACGGCGGGATGCCGGCGAGGAGAGCGCCACCACCGAGGGCCTTTCGGCTCTCCTCTCGAAAATCAACAAGCTAAAGGATTCATTCCATGTCGGATGAAATCATCAAGAAGGCAGCGGAAGCCGTCGAAAACCTCAACAAGGGCTTTGACGAGTACAAGCGCACCAACGATCAGCGTCTCGCGGAAATCGAGAAGCGCGGCGCGGCCGATGTCGTGACCGAGGAAAAGCTCGCGCGCATCGAGGCCGACCTTCAGAAGGCACAGAAGATTGCCGACGAGGCGGTGCTCGCCGTCAAGCGGCAGAATCGCACCGTGACCGACGAGAAGGGCAACGAGATCAACCTCGACGCCAAGGCGCAGGAATGGGCCGAGGCCAACTCCCGCCGCCGCGGCGTGCCGTTCGCCGGCACCTACACCGCGTCGGACCTGGCCGGCTACAAGGCCGCCTTTGACACCTTCCTCCGCAAGGGCGAGGAGGTCATGGGTGCCGAGGAGCGCAAGGCTCTCTCGGTGGGCTCCGATCCCGATGGCGGATATGTGGTCAACCCGGACATGAGCGGCCGGATCGTGGCCAAGGTCTTCGAGACCTCGCCCATGCGCGCCTATGCCTCCATTCAGGTGATCTCGACCGATGCGCTGGAAGGTCTCTATGACCTCAACGAGGCATCCTCGGGATGGGTGGGCGAGACGGAATCGCGCAGCGAGACCAACACGCCGCAGATCGGCAAGTGGCGCATCCCGGTGCACGAGCTTTATGCGAAGCCCAAGGCAACGCAGAAGCTCCTCGATGATGCTTCCATCAACATGGAGGCATGGCTCGCCGGCAAGGTGGCGGAGAAGTTCGCCCGTGACGAGAGCACGGCGTTCGTGTCGGGCAACGGCATCAACAAGCCGCGCGGCTTCCTCACCTACGCCGCGGGCACCACCAACCCCGGCACCATCGAGCGGTTCAAGACCGGCGTTTCGTCGGCCTTCGCCGCCAACCCCGGTGGTCTGGACAAGGTGCTTGATGCTCTCTACGGCCTCAAGGCACCCTATCGCGCCAACGCGACGTGGTTCATGTCGCGGGCCGTCACCGCCCTTGCGCGCAAGCTCAAGGATAGCGACGGCCAGTACCAGTGGCAGCCGAGCAACCAGGCGGGCCAGCCGGCCACGCTCGTCGGCTATTCGGTGGCGGCTTTCGAGGACATGGAGGCGCTTGCCGCCAACTCGCTCTCGATGGCGGTGGCCGACATGCGCGAAGCCTACCAGATCGTGGACCGGATCGGCATCCGCACCCTCCGCGATCCCTACAGCAGCAAGCCCTACGTGGAGTTCTACACCACGAAGCGCGTCGGCGGCGATGTGGTCAATTTCGAGGCCATCAAGCTGATCGAGTTCGGCACGTAGTCGTGATGGCGGGGGGCCAACGCCTCCCGCCTTCCTCCCCGTTCAATCCATCCAGGGATCACACCCATGCGCGACATGCACAACAATATCTCCATCCTCCACGCGATCACCCCCGCGGCGGTTGGCACCACCGGCATCGCCGGCGGCAAGCTCTCCGGTGCGCTCGATCGCCGCGGCTTTGAGTCGGTGGAATTCATCTACTCCTCGGGCGCTTCGGCCTCGGTTGCCGACACGATCACCCCGGTGGTCTATGAAGGCGACACGACCAACGGCAGCTTCACCTCGGTTGCCGCGGCCGACCTCGTGGGCACCAAGGCGCCCCTCACCCTCTCCGCCGCCAAGAGCGGCAAGGTGGGCTATGTGGGCAGCAAGCGGTATCTGAAACTCCGCCTCTACGGCACCGGCACGGCCACCGCCGTGGTCGCCGCCGTTGCGGTGCTCGGCAATCCGGCAATCCGCCCCTAGGCGTAAGCCCGTGACATTGAGGAACGGCGAGAGACAGGTGGCGCCGGATGTGTCAGGCATCCGGCGCGACCATGTGGCCCGCTACGAATTCGTGGCCGGCCGCCTGGTGCCCGGTTCCCGTGTTCTCGATCTCGCCTGCGGTGTTGGCTATGGCGCCCACATCCTCGCCAAGGCCGGGCACAAGGTCATCGCGGTTGACGCAAGCCCCGAGGCCATCGCCTACGCCCGCGAACACTATGCGCACCCCAACGCCGAGTATATTTGCGCCAAGGCCGAGGTGTTGCGCGGCCTCGAAATCCACCGTTTCGATGCGGTGGTGAGTTTCGAGACCATCGAGCACCTGGCCAACCCCGCACCCCTCTTGCGCCATTGGGCCGAGATCGCCGGCACGCTCTTTGCGAGCGTTCCCAACGAAACGGTTTTCCCGCACCGCGGCCGGATCAAGTTCCATTTCCGGCACTACACCAAGGCCGAGTTCTCCGATCTCCTCGCCGGCGCCGGCTGGCAGGCGATGGAATGGCACGGGCAGGCCGGCCCCACTTCCGAGGTGGAAGCCGGAATCGAGGGCCGCACGCTCATCGCCGTGGCCCGCAACATGAATGAGGTGAAGGTGAAGCAGACCGCCCCGGAACACGTCTCGATCGTCGGCCTCGGGCCCTCGTGCGCCGCCTTCTTTGAGTTGGCCAAGGGCCTCGGCGGGGCGTCGGCCTACTGTAACGAGGTGTGGGGCATCAACGCCATGGGCGATGTGCTCCGTTGCGACCGGGTGTTTCACATGGATGACGTGCTCGTGCAGGAAGCGCGCGCCATCGAGCGGCCGTTCTCCAACATCGCCGCAATGGTCAAGTGGCTGAAAACCCATCCCGGCCCCATTTACACCTCGATTCCCCGCCCCGGCTATCCCGGCATGGTGGCCTTCCCGTTGGAGGACGTGCTCAACGCCGGCCTCGATAGCAACGGCGGCGCACCCTATTTCAATTCAACCGCCGCCTATGCCGTGGCCTATGCCATTCACATCGGCGTCAAGAAAATCTCGCTCTTTGGGATCGACTACACCTTGCCCAACGCCCACAAGGCGGAACAGGGCCGCGCCTGTGTCGAGTTCTGGCTCGGCATCGCCGCCGCCCGCGGCATTGCGATCACCGTGCCCGAGCAATCATCGCTCCTCGATGCCTGTGCGCCCGAGGCGGAACGCCTCTATGGCTATGATTGCGCCGATGTCTACCTCGACACCCGCGAGGATGGCGGCGTCAAGGTGCGCCTTGAGGCCAAGCCCGTGCCGGCCGCCGCCGAGGTCGAGCGCCGCTATGACCATTCCAGGCATCCTAACCGCCTCGTGGAGGGCGAAACGTGCAAGTAAGGCTCACCCGCGATTACACGGCCCGCCCCGAGTGGAGCCAGCTCCCCTACCGGGCCGGCCTCATCGTCACCGGCCCGCTCGCAGCCATGGCCTTGCAGGATGGCGCCGGCGTGATCCTGGGGCTCGAGCTTGAAAACAAGGTGGTGGCCGCCCCCGAGGTGAAGGCTCCCGCCCGCCCGCGCGGCCGCCCGCGCAAAGAGGAGGGCGATGCCCATGGCGCTCCGTGAAGCCTTCCCGCTCTACCAGCACCGCGGCCTTTCGCTCACCGTCGCCCCCAGCGCGGAGCCGGTGACGGCCCCCGAGCTACACCTCCACATGCGCACCTCGGCGGCCGAGTTCCCCGACGCCGGCGCCTACATCACCGATGCGCGCACCGAGATCGAAAACCGCACGGGCCTCGCCTTCCTCACCCAATCGTGGCGGCTTTCCCTCGATCGCTGGCCGACCGGCGGTGAAGCATGGTGGGATGGCACGCGGGATGGCTCGATTGCCGAGCTTTATTCCGCCTCGCAGCGTTCGGTTGCGATCCCCAAGTGGCCGCTCGCCTCGATCACCTCGCTCAAGACCTATGACGAGGACGGCAACGCCACCACCCTCACGGCCGGCGATGTGTTCGATGTCGATCTCTACTCGACGCCGGGCCGCCTCACCGTGAAGCGCGGGCAGACCTGGCCGGTGGCGATGCGCGCCAATAACGCGATCGAGATCGTATTCGTGGCCGGCTACACCTCGGCGGCCAACGTGCCGGCGCCGCTCAAGCGCGCGGTGAAGCAGCTTGCCGCCTACAATTACTCGCACCGCGGCGACGAGTGCGATCCGGCCGACGCCTATCGCGCCTCGGGCGCCGAGGCCATCATGCGCCAGTACCAGCCGATGGGGCTCTAGATGGCGCTCCGGTGCTGCGAGTTTCACGCCGGCCGCCTCAAGGAGCCGGTGACGTTTGAGCGCCGCACCCTGACGAGCGATGGCGCCGGCGGGCAAACCGAGACGTGGGCGAAGATCACCGGCTCGCCCTCCTATGCGGCGGTGCTCCCGGTGAGTGGTTCCGAGCGTTATGCCTCGGATCGCACCGAGGCCATCGTGCGCCTCCGCCTCGTGGTGCGCTATACATCCGACCTCCTCGAATCCGACCGCGTGAAAATCCGCGATAAGGTGCACAACATCCGATATCTCGATAACATCGAGTTCGCTGATAAGTGGTTGCAGATCGACGTGGATGGGGGAGTCGCGGCATGAGCGCAGCCCAGCCGGTCACCGTCTCGATCGCCGGCATTGACGAGGTGCGCGCCGCGATCCGCGCCTATGGCCGGGGCGTGGAAACGGCCGTTGACCAAGCGGTGATGGCCTCGGCGCTCGAAATGCTCACCGACGTGCGAAAGCAAATCCAAGGCCCGCCCAAGACCGGCGCGATCTACAAGCGCGGCAAGGGCGGCAAGATTTCGCATCGGGCTTCCGCTCCGGGGGAAGCCCCGGCGACCGACACCGGCGCGCTCGTCTCCTCGACCTACATCACCAAGCTCGGGCCGATGACGGCGGCGATCGGCTCGCGGCTCGGCTATGCCTTCCACCTTGAATTCGGGACGTGGAAGATGGAGCCGCGCCCGTCGTGGATGCCGGCCGCCGAGCGGGCCCGGCCCCGGCTTGAGGCCCGTGTTGCGCGGGTCATCGCGCGTGCAAGAGGGGGCCGCCCATGAAATCCGCCGCGCTGCAACAGGCAGTTTACACCCGCCTCAACGATACGAGCGTGACGAGCCTTCTCTCCACGGCCTATGCACCGCTCGCCGCGATCTTCACCGACGTGCCGCAAGCCGCCGATCCCGAGAAGGAAACGGATTTCCCGCTCGTGGTGATCGGCGCCGGCACCATCACGCCTTACGACACCAAGGACGCGCCCGGCGGTTCTGCGCTCGTGCAAATCGACGTGTGGGATCGCGCCACCTCGATGCTCGACCTCAAGGCGGTATGCGATGCGATCGATGCGCGCTTGCGCCGCCAGAGTCTCAGCATCACCGGCGCCACCCACATCACCACCGAGTTGGAATCGGTCACATTTGCGCGCGATCCCGATGGAAAGACCAAGCGCGCGCTGATTCTCTATCGTGTTCTGTGGCTAACCTAGGCGGCGCGTGTTATGCTTTGCTTAGTTGTGAGGTGTGAGTAATGGCGCTTTCGGGCCGCGCGGTGCGCATCAATCGAAACGGCGTTAATATCGTCGGGGCCCGCACGGATAGCGTCACGATCAATAATGAGCCAATCGACATTACCGACAAGGATGATGGCGGATGGCGCACGCTCCTCGCGGATGCCGGCCTCCGCTCGATTTCCTGCGAGGTGCAGGGTGTGCTCAAGGATAGCACGCTCCTCGCGGATGCGGTTGGCAACCCCACCTCCACGCTCCTGAGAGAGTGCATCGTCACCATATCGGGGATCGGCACCCTCACCGGGGATTTCATGCTGCAAGCCTTGCAGCTTGGCGCGGAACAAGGCGATGCCATCACCTTCACCGCTACCCTTGAGAGCGGTGAAAACATGGTGGTGACGATCGGGCCCTATAACACCGTGGCGCCGGCGATCACCGGCACGCTCTCGGGCACCAACACCCAAACCACCACGAATGGCACATGGGCCGGTGATGCGACCATCACCTACGCCCGCCAGTGGCAACGTTGCGTTTCCTCCGATCCCAACGATCCGCGGTGGACCGACATCGCCGCCGCCACCGGCAGCACCTACGCCCTCACGGGTGCCGATGCCGGCAAATACATCCGGTGCCGCGTCACCGCGACGAATTCCGTGGGCTCGACCATTGCCTATTCCAACATCCGCGGACCTGTGACCTAAGAAAGGACGATCATCATGGCTGCACTCTCCGGCCGCAAGCTCCGCCTCAAGCGCGGTTCCACCGCCATCGCGGGCGCGCGCTCCGATTCGATCACCATCAACAATGAGCCGATCGACATCACCAGCAAGGATGACGCCGGGTGGCGCACCTACCTGGCCGATGCCGGCGTGCGCTCGATCGATTGCGAGGTGCAGGGCGTCACGATCGACTCGACCTTCCTCGCGCTTGCGGTGGGCGCCGGCTCGGCGCTTCTTGAAGCCTACACCGTCGAGGTGCTGGGCATCGGATCGTTCTCGGGGAATTTCTACCTTGCCTCGCTCGCCCTCACGGGTGAGCAGGCCGACGCCGTGACCTTTACGGCGACGATCCAGAGTTCCGGCGCCATCACCTTCACCTGATAGGAGCACCCTTGAGCGTATTTCGAGAGCTTATCATCACCTGGCGCGGGCAGGAATTCCGCTTCACGCCCACCATGCGCCTCATGCGCTCGATCGAAATGGGCGATATTTCGCTCACCGATATTGCGGTGCGCACGGCACAGGGCCGGCCGCCGCTCTCGCACATCGCCTTCGTGCTCGCCCGCATCCTGCAATCGGCCGGCGCCAAGGTGACGGAAGATGACGCCTATGCGGAGTTGATCCGCGGGCGCCAGGAGGACGTGACGGCCATGATCGGCGTGGTGCTGCAAGCCTTCGCGCCGGGGGAGACCGAGGCAAAAAATCCCGACGCCCAAACCGGGGAGGCGACGAGCCCGGCGCGGGCGGATACATCGGGCGCCTAGATTGGGACGGAATGTACCTGTGGGCGAGGGAGTGGGGAATCCAGCCCTCGGAGTTTTGGAACATGACGATTTCCGAGTGGTGGCTTGAGTATGAATTGAAGGCGCCCGCCGAGAAATCGGATCGGTTCGCCGGCAATCTCACCCTGGCGGAGGTCGAGGAATTGAAGGGACTCTTGGGCTAGTGGCACAGGTTAACGGCATCACGGTCAAGATCGGCGCCGACACCTCGGGGCTCACCCAGGGGCTCGACAAGGCGCAAGCCTCGCTCATGACCTTTGCCAAGGGTGCCGCGGCCTCGATCGCCAGCGGCCTCACCGTCAAGGCGTTCATTGACGCCGGCCGGGCGGCGATCGACTATGCCGACGAGATTGGCAAGCTCTCGCAAAAGGTGGGTGTGACCACCGAGGCGCTTTCGGGCCTCTCCTATGCCGCCAAGCTCTCCGATGTGTCATTGGGTGAGCTACAGGTTGGCTTGCAGCAGCTTTCCAAGAACATGGAGGCCGGTTCCAACGGCCTCGACGCCCTCGGGATCAAGGCCACCGACGCCGCCGGCAATCTCCGCGCCGCCGATGAGGTGTTCGCGGATGTGGCCGACGCCTTCGCCAACATGAAGGACGGCGCGGGCAAGACGGCGATCGCCATGGACATTTTCGGGCGCTCGGGCGCTCAGTTGATCCCGCTCCTCAACTCGGGGCGCTCAGGCATCGCCGGCATGACCGAGGAGGCCAAGCGCCTCGGCGTGGTGATCTCGGGCGATGCCGCGCGCTCGGCCGAGACCTTCAACGATAACCTCACCCGCTTGCAGACCGGGCTTCAAGGGCTGGCGCAAACCATCGTGGCGCCGCTCCTCCCCACCCTCATCGACTTGACCGAGCGGTTTCTTGACCTTGCCGACACGGGGATGTCGGTGGGCGACTGGTTCCAGCGCATGGCCAAGTGGTTCGAGGGCCTTGATCCCCGCATTGCCACCACCCGGAAGGAAATCGAGGCACTGGCGGGTGTCCTTGAACAGCTTGGCATCATCGAGGGCATGGCCGCGCAAAAGGGCGACCTCGGCGGCGTGCTCTTGACGCCTGGCCGCTTCAAGGCGCAGCCCGGCGATGCGCAATCGCTCCTCGACAGCGTGGGCGGGCAGACCAACGCGCCCCGCCTTCCCGGTTCCACCGACCAGAAGGACACGAGCCCGGTGCCGGGCATCGCCCCCTCGCAAGAGGTGGGCATGTTCTTCGTGGACCGCCTCAAGGCCATTCAAGAAGGCTTGATGACGGAAGCCGAGACGATTCAGGCGCAATATGATGAAGATGCGAATGTCCTGCAAAATGCGCTCAACAACAAGCTCATCACGGAACAGACCTATTACGAGCTATCGCGCAAGCTGGCGGAGGAGCACCAGAAGGCGCTCGCCGCGATCCAGCAGACGCGCCTTGATAACGATCTCTCGGCGGCGTCTTCTTTCTTCGGTTCCATGGCCTCGGCCGCGCAATCGGGAGGGAAACGGCTCCTCAAGGTGGCAAAGGCGATGGCCGCGGCACAGGCGATTGTAGACACCATTCGCGCCGCGGTGAGCGCCATGAATGATCCGACCGCCATCACCCTTCCTCAGAAGCTCGCCAATTACGCCATCGTGTTCGCCAAGGGCATGAGTGCCGTGGCCGCCATCAAGGCGGTGAGCGAGGGCGGTGGCGGTGGTGGTGGAGGCGGCGGGGGCGGCGGCGGTGGCGGCGGCGGCGGAAACTGGCGCAACAATGGAATCGTGGGCGGCAATGGCGGCAACGGCGGCGGGCCCACCACCACGTTCAGCTTCACCTTGATGAATGATCCGATGGGCTTTGGCGAGAAATTCGCCCGCCAGTTCATCGACCAATTGAACAGCACGCAACGCAACGGCGGGCAGATTCGCGGAGTCATCGCCTAATGGGCCGCAACTTTAAAGCCTTGCCGGATGAGATGTTGAACAGGCCGCATTTCAAGCGAATCCGAAACATCTGGTACAGCATGAAAGAGCGGGTGCTTAATCCAAAGAGCATCAACTTTCCGCGCTATGGGGCACGCGGCATCACCATTTGTGAAAGGTGGATGAACCTTGAAAATTTTTACGCCGATGTGGTGATTGGTTGCGCGCCGGGCTTGTCGCTTGATCGCATCGATAACGATGGAAACTATTGCCCAGAAAATGTGAAATGGTCCAATCGGAAAGAGCAGGCAAATAATAGAAGATCAAGCCGCCTGTTCACGATCAACGGCACCACAAAAACGCTTGCACAATGGATTGAAAGCGCGCCCGTCAAGTCTAGTCTTGTGCGGCAACGGTTCTATGTAATGGGTTGGCCGATTGAAAGGGCCCTTGAGATAGGAAAGGGGAACTAAGTTGCCCAACAAGAAAATCTCGGCCCTCACCGCCTTGACCGGCGCCCTTTCGGCCACCAACGATGTCTATGTCATCGTGGACACGAGCGCCACCGAGACCAAGAAGCAGACGCGCGCCGAGTTGTTCAAGAGCATTCCGGCCGCCGACTTTGCCGACACCCTCGTGTTCAACGAGGCGGGCGCCGACAAGGATGCGCGTTTCGAGGGCGACACCGACGCCAACTTGCTGTTCACCGACGCCTCGACCGATCGCGTGGGCATCGGCACCTCGACGCCGATCGCAAAGCTCCATGTGAATGGGTCTTTCGCCTTGAGCGTGCCGGTGACGGTAACGACCAACTACACGGTGGCGGCGACCGACACCACGATCATCAACAATCGTGCGGCCACCAACACCCTCACGCTCCCGGCGGCGGCATCCTTCGGCGGCCGCATCCTCCGCATTCTCACCCGCCAGGCGCAAACCGTGGTCTCGGCCTCCTCCAACGTGGTGCAGAAAGGCGGCGGTGCCGCCACCACGGCCATTCTCCCGGCCACCATCGGCGCATGGGCCGACATTCAATCGGACGGCACCAACTGGATCATCACCGCCGCAGGGACCATTCCCTAATGATCGATACCGCAAACTATACGGTGGGTTCCAACTATCCGCTCAACCATGCGCGCATCCTCTATGCGCCGATCACCGGCACGATCACCGGCGACGGCACAAACCCCGACTATGCCGGCAACGATTACACCTCGCAGCGGTGGCTTTTGTCGCCCGGTTCGCAATCGTGGCTCCTCACCGCCGATGCCGATTCCGAGGTCGATTGCCTGTTCATCGCCGCGCATAACCTCTCGGGCAAATCCTTTGAAATTCAGACCGCCGCCGTGGTGGGCGGGCCCTACACCACACGGCGCACGATTTCGCCCACCGACAATTCGACCATCTGCGTTCTGTTCAACAATGTGGGCGTGCCCTACACGGTGCGCGAGGTGCAACTCGTGTTTTCCGATGGCTCGGATGTGGCCATTGGCATCATCCGAGCCGGCAAGGCGCTGCAAATGCCGATCCCGCTCTATGCCGGGCACAAGCCCTTGAACCTGAATCGCATCACCGAGGCGCAACAGCAGTTCTCCGAAACCGGCCAGTGGCTTGGCCGCATCATCAAGCGCCGCGCGGTGGCCAGTTCCTATGAGTGGGATTACCTCACCACCTCTTGGTATGACACCTATTTTGAGCCCTTCGCGCTCACCCTGCCGCTCAACCCGTTTTTCATCGCCGGCAACCCTTCCAAGATCACCACCGATGTCGGTTTCGTGTGGACAGATCGGGACGTGGAGCCGGTCAACATGGGCGTCAACAGTTACCGATCTGTGAGTCTCAGCGTGACGGGATATTACTAAATGGCGACCTTTGCCACGCGCCCGCTTGAGGTGGTGGAGATCGTGCAGCCGCTTTGCTCGCGGGTGTTCGGCACCTCGCCGTGCCTCGCCACGGGTGAGCATTGCTGGAACACCTCCAAGACATGCAGCTATGTGGCGGCCCTCGACCTCACCAACGAGTTGGTGCTCCGCTTCGTGCGCCATGATGTCTATGATTGGCAGGACAACGCCATCAACCTCATCACCGAGGCCGGCGACACGCTCATCACCGAGGCGAGCGATACATTCCTCATCGATTACTATTTCCAGCCGGCGCTTGCGATCCCGGCGCTCGTCGGCTACCAGACCGCGCCCACCGTGCTCAACGTGGCCTCGGGTTCCAAGGACAAATCGCCCCTGGGCTATCGCGCGGTGTGCAATGTCAAGATCAAGGATTTTCCGTGGAATGACATCGGGACCGATCCCTATGTGACCTCGCGCTCCTATGATCCCTCCCAGGTGGGCTCATTCTGGACAAAGTGGCTGGCGCGCAACCCCTTCCATGTGGGCTACACCCTCAACATCTACGAGGGCAGCGAGGGCCAGCCGCTTTCGGCCATGACCAAGCGCGAGTACGTGATCGAGAAGATCGACTTCGGCAAGGACGGCGTGTCGATCACCGCCAAGGACATCCTCCGCAAGGTCACGGACACCAACATTACCGCCCCCTATGTCTCGACCGGCGAGCTTGCCGCCGACATCACCTCGGGCGCCACCAATTTCACGGTGGCCGGCGCGCTCTTGAGCGACTACGAGTCGGCCGGCTATGTGCGCATCGGTGACGAGATCATCCAATACACCCAGGTGTATGAAACGGACTCCTCCAACCTGTATTTCACCGGCCTCACGCGGGCCTCGGCAAGTACAACCGCCGACGCCCACAAGCAAAACGACCGCGTGCAGCGGGCGATCTACTATAACGCCCGCCCGTTCCATGAAATCATCTATGACCTGTTCGTGAATTGGGGCGGCATCCCCGCGCGTTACATCAATCTCGACACATGGGCGGCGGAAAAGACCACCTATCGGCCCGACTACAATTTCACCTGTTTCATTGCCGATCCCGTCGATATCGACACGCTCGCCGGCGAGGTGTGCCTCCAAGCCCTCGTGAATGTGTGGTGGGATGAGCGCACCCAGGAGATCATGCTCCGGGCAGTCAGGCCCGAGGAGTCGCCCTATCTCTTGACCGATGACGATGCGATCGTGGCGGGCTCGCTCTCGATCCGCGAATTGCCGGAACAGCGCGCCTCACAGGTGCACGTCTACTATATCCAGCGCACCCCGATCAAATCCGTCACCGAGAAAACCAACTACCAGCGGGTGGCGGCCTACATCGACGTACTGAAACAGGCCCAATACGGCGGCGAGCCCCAGGTGCGCGAGCTATTTTGCCGCTTCATCGGCTCACAGGCGATCGCCAACAGCCTCTCGCAATCCTATCTCGACCGCTTCTCGGACGTGCGCAAAGAGGTCACGTTTGAGCTTTCCGCCAAGGATGCGGAATCGATCTGGACCGGCTCGGTGGTGACGATCCGCCACTATCTCGATGTGGACTATACCGGGGCGGCGCGTGACGGATCGTGGCTCATCACCTCGGCCGAGGTCTCGCGCAACGGCCTCACCTACCGTTTCACTGCCGAGGACAATGAAAAGGGCGGCGTGATCTGGTCCTGGCTTGATGATTTGGGCAACGATGCCGATGGCAACCCGCAGCCCTACGTGTGGCTCGATGAGGATGGCAAGGACTCCCTTGGCGTCGAACAACCTTATAGGTGGCTCTAATGACAACATACTCCACGATCTCGAATGCAGCCGTGGCGGTTGGCGCCATCCCGTCGAGCACCACAATGACGGCGATGCGCGACAATCCGATCGCCATCGCGGAGGGCGCCAGCGGCGCGCCGATCTCGGTCTATGGCTGGCACCCCGTGGACAAGGTGACGGTGGGCGATGGCAAGGATGGGCTGATCTATAGTTCCGCGGTGAGCGGATCGGTGGCGAGCGTGGTCACGTCGGATTTCGCGGATGGCTGGGAATACCGCATTGTGACCACCGATCTCTCGTGCGATGCCGGTGGCGTCAACGTGCGACTCACGCTTGATGGCTATTTTGCCACGAGCGCCGCCTATGGGCGCCTCATCGCGTCGGGGCAGGATTTCGCAAATACCACCAGCTTCGGGCTCGATGTGGAATTGCGCACGCCGCGGCTCACAAAGAAGGCCCATATGGTGGTTCCCAACACATGGGCCGGAAACACGATCTATGCGGGAGGCCAGCAAGACGCGGGTTCCTTCAACTCGTTCGCACAAAAGCTCCTCAAGGCGCGCATTTCCTTCACGTTGGGGAATATCTCGGCCGGCAAAATCTATCTCCTCCGCCGCCGCGAGTTCATCACCTCGCCGTGAGGCCGCACAACAGGGCATAGATGCTCAATATTGCGCTACTTAGTAATAAGTAAGGCGTTGGCGATGGGTGCTAACGGCGGTATGATGCACCCGCCATGTCCAGCATCAACGCCACGCCGACGAAAGACTTTTACATCCATATCGGCGCGCCCGATCCGATTGTGTTGCGATATCGGGCAGGGGGCACCGGGGGCACCCTTGTCTCGCTCGACTCCTCGCTGAAATTCCGTTTCGTCAATGGCGGTAACACGGTGACGCTCGGGGTGGGCACCGGCATCACCCTTTCCGACGATGAGGCGGTCACAAATGCGCGTGCCACGGTGCAGCTAACGGTCGCGCAATCGCGCCTCATCCCCGAGGGCCCGCTCACCCATTACGAGGTGCAGCGCGACATCGATGGCCGCGAGCAAGTGATCCTCATGGGCAATCTGATCGGTGAGGGAGGGGACAACCCCGATGTCTAGCGATACCGTCGAGGTCATCACCGAGGACACCATCATCCTTGAGGTGATCGAGGCCGGCCCGATTGGGCCAACCGGGCCATCTGGCGGCCCGACCGGGGCCACGGGACCGACCGGGCCCACCGGCCCGGCCGGTGCAACTGGACCTGTGGGCGCAACGGGTGCCACCGGGCCCGTGGGTGCGACCGGCCCGACCGGCGTGGGCGTGACGGGCGCAACGGGCCCCGTTGGGGCAACCGGGCCCCAGGGTGTCACGGGTGCGACCGGGCCAGCCGGCGCAACGGGTGCGACGGGACCGGATGGCACCGACATCGGCGCGGGCGCGGGCGTGAGCGCCGGTGACGGCAAAAACGGTGATCTCTACATCGTGATCCCCGGTTATGACCTCTACGAGAAGATCGCCGGGACGTGGACTCTCATCGGCAACATTCTCGGCGCGACGGGGCCGACCGGGCCGACCGGGCCCACCGGCGCGACGGGCCCCACCGGGGCGGGTGTGACGGGCGCAACCGGGCCCACGGGGGCCACGGGCCCCGCCGGCGTCACGGGCGCCACCGGGCCAACGGGTCCGACCGGGGCCACCGGGCCCCAGGGCGTGACCGGCGCCACGGGCCCCACCGGGATCGGCTATGCGGGCCTCACGAGCACCACCTCCACGACGATCGGCACCGGCTCCAAGGCGTTCACCACCAACCTTGCCGCCACGGCCACGGCCTTTGCCGTTGGCCAGCGGGTGCGGCTTGCCTCGGCGGCGAACACCGCGAATTTCATGGAAGGCGCCATCACCGCCTTCACGAGCACCACCCTCACTGTCAACGTGGACCTCACCGGCGGATCGGGCACGCTCGCGGATTGGAACATCACCGCCGCCGGCCAGGTGGGCGTCACGGGTGCGACCGGGGCCACGGGTCCGGTGGGCGTCACGGGACCGACCGGGCCGGTGGGCGCGGCGGGCTCGGGCAGCGTCACCTCCGTTGACGGCTCCGGTGGCTCAACGGGCCTCACCATCACGGGCGGCCCGATCACCACGTCCGGCACGCTCACCATGGGCGGCACGCTGGTGATCGGCTCGGGCGGCACGGGCAAGACCACCGGCCCCGCTGCCATCACGGACCTCGTGGGCTTCCAAACCATCACCTCGGCGGCCGGCACCACAACGCTGACGAATTCCAGCGCGCTCCTGATCTTTGTCACGGGTTCCACGACTCAGACAATCAAACTCCCCGACGCGGCCACGCTGGCGCTCGGCTGGGCCTATCGAATCGTCAACCTCTCGACGGGCGTTGTCACCGTCCAGGCAAGCGATGGCACGGCGTTTCCCGCAACCCATGTTGCCAACATGGCAATGGACTATGTTTGCACCACGGCCTCGACGGGCACGGGCACATCGTCTTGGGCGCAGCGGGTCATTGGTTCCAACTCCTACACGGGCTCCGGGAATGCGGTGTTCGCCACCGGGCCGAATATCACCAACATGCGCGTTAATATCTCCGTCGCCATCACGGCGGGCACCAATGCGCAGGGGCAGGGCGCGCTCACCGCCGATCTCAACATCATCACCACGGCCTCGAATAACCCCTCGGGCGTCACGCTTCCGACGCCATCGACTACGGGCGGGCGCTTCCTCAAGATCATCAACAAGGGCGCCAACCCGATCAACGTCTACCCGGCCTCCGGTGGCTCCATTGACGCGCTTGCGGCGAACGCCTCCATTCAAATCCCGGTGGGCGGCGAATTGCTGTTCTGGGCCGCGTCCACAACGCTTTGGTATTCCAGCGCCAACAGCCTCCTAAACATGGATTACGCCGTATCGGGCACGCTTTCCGTTTCCCGCGGCGGCACGGGGGAAGCATCGGCCCCCGCCGCCGGCACCGCGCTCGACGGCTATCAGACGGTTGTCACGTCGGCCTCGGCCATCAACCTCACGGCATCAAGTCCGCGCACGCTGTTCATCACCGGCACGATTGCGCAGACGATCAATCTTCCCGACGTGACCACGCTCGCGCTCGGGTGGACATATACGGTTTTCAACCTCTCGAACAACAGCGCCACGGTGCAATCGTCGGGCGGCAATGCCATCGGTTCGACCGCGCCGGGCAGCAGCATCACCACCTATACCTGTGTAGCCATCACCGGAACGACCGCCGCCTCGTGGCAGCAGACATTCCGGGGGGCCTCCACGCGATCTGGCGTCGGAAACATCGTTTACAACAACGGCGCGACGATAACCCCCACCTCTTGCTTGCTAACGGGTTCCGGCGGCTTTGGCTACGGCACGGGCTCCGGTGGCGCAGTCACGCAGGGCACAAGCCGCACCACGGGCGTCACGCTCAACAAGACCAATGGCGCCATCACCCTGTTCTCGGCGGCGGGCTCCACAAGCTGGCAGACCTTCACCGTGACCAACTCGACGGTGGCCACCACTGACACGGTGATCGTCTCGCAGAAAAGCGGCACCGACCTTTACGAGGTACACGTCACCAAGGTTGCGGCCGGTTCCTTCGATATTTCGTACAGGACCACCGGCGGCACCACCACGGAGCAGCCGGTCTTTAACTTCGCAGTCATCAAGGCGGTTACGGCGTAATGGCAAGGCTCACAGTCTGGAATGATCCCTCGGCCGGAACGGTGAAACTGCACCAGCTTTCGGATGATGAGGCGGATGGGACTCCCGAGGAGCAGATCGCGGCGCTCGCGGCGCTTGAGGCGTTCGCGGGCCTTGAATGCGTCTCGGCCAGCTACGAGGGCCCCATTCCCGAGGCAAGCCCGGCCCTTTGGCGCTGGGATGGCACGGCGATCACGGCCGCGATGCCTGTGCCGATCGTGGTTTCGCCCCGCCAGTTCCGGCTTCAACTCGATGCCATGGGCCTCCTCGATACCGTCGAGTCCTGGGTGAAAACCCAGCCCCGCGCGATCGGCGTCACGTTTGAATATGCGGTTGAGTTCCGGCGCGATGATATCATGTTCAACGCCGCCGCCGATGCCTTCGGCTTCACCGAGGCGCAGAAAGATCAATTCTTCATCGCCGCGGCGGCCCTCTAATGCGCTTCCACGTCACAGCCCTTCCGCACACCAAGACCACGGCGGCGTTCTTGAGTTGCGCCTACACGGCAAAGACAATCAACTTTTGCCGGATGATGATGGACCGCGGCCACGAGGTGTTTCTCTATGGCGGCGATGAAAACGAGGCGCCTTGCACCGAGTTCGTGCCATGCGTTCCCGAGAGCGCCCGCGCCGCGCATGTGGGGGCGGGGCATTTCACGGCGGCGCCCTTCGATGCCGCGTTGCCGTTCTGGCGCCAGGCCAACACCCGCATGGCCGCCGAGATCGCCGCCCGTGCCCAGCCGCAGGATTTCCTATGTGTGATCGGCGGCGTGGCACAGAAACCCATTGCCGATGCGCTCCCGGCCATGATGGCGGTGGAGTTCGGCGTCGGCTATGGCGGCACCTTCTCGAAATACCGGGTGTTTGAATCCTATGCATGGATGCACACCGTGTATGGCGCGCAAAGTGGCGGCAACCCGCATAATGCGGATGGCAATTGGTGGGATGTGGTGATCCCCGGCTACCTCGATCCCGCGCTGTTCCCGGCCGCCGAGCCCGAGGACTATTTCCTGTTCGTCGGCCGCCTCATCGATCGCAAGGGCTACATGATCGCCGCCGAGGTGTGCCAATCGCTCGGCGCCCGCCTCGTGGTGGCGGGCCAGGGCACGCCGCCGGCCGGTTGCGACTATCGCGGCGTGGTTGGCCCCGAGGAGCGCGGCCACCTCATGTCACGGGCCCGCGCGCTCTTTGTGCCCACGATCTACGTGGAACCCTTCGCAAACGTGCACGTGGAGGCGATGGCCTGCGGCACCCCGGTTATCACCACCGATTGGGGCGTGTTCACCGAGACGGTGCAGGACGGATTCAATGGCTTCCGGTGCCGCAATTTCGCGGAGTTCACCCGCGCCGCGCAGGATGTCGCGGGCCTCGACCGGGCCGCCATCCGCCGCGCCGCGGTGGCCCGCTACGGCCTCGCCACCGTAGGCCGGCAATACGAGGAATATTTCACCCGCCTCCGCAGCCTGTGGGGCCGGGGCTGGTATGGCTAGGGAGGGCGGGGGCATGGTCAGGGCGGTTAGCGAGAAGTTCGTCAACAACTTCGTCACCATCATGGTGGCGCGCATCGCCATGATCGTGACGCCCGTTCTCATCGCCTTCTTTTGGTGGGCCGGCTCCGAAATGTGGAGCAACCAAGAGCGCCGCTTGCAGGCGGTGGAGGACATCCTCGCCAAGCAAGCCTCGCAGATACAGGACCATGAGTTGCGGATCGTGTTCTCGGATCAAACGCGGGCCGAATTCGCCACCTCGATCGAGCGCCGGTTCACCGATCTCGGCGGATCGCTGAAAGACCTCAATGCGCAGATCGGCACCATCAATGGCTCGATCATCCGCCTCCAAACGACGATCGAGAATCGCTTGCCACCGCGCACCGCCAACATCGGATCGACCGAGGCGGGCGCCGACGTGCCGCAACCATAACCTAGTCAGGTGATCCCGTGAGTAAAGCGTTTTTCGACAGTCTCCGCGCTTCCTTCGGCCCGCTCTCCCTCAGTCAGGTGGAGGGCATCAACACCCTCCTCAAGGCGACCGAGTTCTTGCCGCTCCGCCATCGCGCCTATGTTCTAGCGACGGCTTTTCACGAAACGGGACCGGCATCCTCATCCCTCCACATGACGCCGCGCCGCGAGATTTGGGGCCCGACCGCCGCGCAACGGGGCTATGAGGGCCGCCGCGATCTCGGCAACACCCAGCCGGGCGACGGCAAGCGGTATGCCGGAAGGGGATTCGTACAGATCACAGGCCGCACCAACTACACCAAGGCCAGCAAACTCACCGGCCGCGACCTCGTGGCCGAGCCCGATCTGGCCCTCGATCCCGACATTGCCGCCGCCGTCATGGTGGACGGCATGACCAACGGGTGGTTCACCGGGCGGCGCATGGGCGATTTCGAGTCGTTCCGCGACATGCGCCGGGTGGTCAACGGCCTCGACAAGGCCGAGGTGATCGCCGGCTATGCCGACAAGTTCCAGACGGCGCTTTCGCTGGGCCCCGTGGCCGCGCCCGCAGCCCCGCCGGCGGCCCCGGCACCCGCCCCCGCACCCAGCGCACCCCCGGCAGCGGAAACCCCGCCCACGGCCGCGCCTGTGGCCCCCGATGATGCCTCGCAGATCGCCAAGTGGCTCCTCGCGGCCGGCGGCGCCCTCGTGGCGGTTCTCCTCGGTTGGATGATGAAAGGATAAGGCCATGCTCAAACTTGTTCCCGATTGGCGCTCCGCCTGGCGGTGGTTCTCGGTTCAGGCGTTCGGACTCATCATCGCCTTGCCCATGGTGTGGGCGGGCCTCCCGGCCGATCTCAAAGCCTACATTCCCAAGGAATGGGGCATCTATGTCGTGATCGGCATCGCCCTCGCCGGCGCGATCGGCCGGCTCGTTGACCAGAAAAAGGCGCCGGCCCCATGATTAACGCGATCCTCTCGTGGCTCACCGGCGGCTTTGTCGATAAGCTCGTGGGGCTGGCGGATTCCTATTTCAAGAAGGAAATCAGCAAGGCCGAGTTTGAGAGCCG